CCCAAGAAAGAGTTGATAGTAGTGTTGATAGTTGTCATTCCCCCTGTATGTGTAGTTTTGTCCATGTGGCAGGCACAGCCTCGTTGTTGTCCAGCGTCTCAATAATCTTGATGGCTCGCTTCATTTGCTTTATCTTGTCTAAGCGTTTGACTGTTGGGTTGATATCAGCCTGACGCATCAGCGTCTCCATCTCTCGCTTGGTCTTGGTCAATAATCTCACCTTGGCTGTTTCGTGCTGATGGGGAAGCATCGTGCGTTGGAAGGGTGTCTTGCGCTTGCCCCTTGGGACTACGGGTACTGCCTCGAACAGCAAAGCGATCTTCTCTTTGACCCTAGCGGGTATCCAGTCTGTCCAGTGCTCGCCATCGTTGGGCAGTCCCTTGTCACGGGCTATCTGTATGGGTGTGTGGTCTAGCGCTTTTGATGGGGCGTCTAGCATGGCTATGAGCTTTTCCATGATGCGTATGTATTCGCTGAACGCTAGCGTTCGTTCTTGGGGAGAATTCTCCCCGCCGTATCTCAGCCCAACACGGGCATTATTTATCTCGTAGCGCAGGGGTTGCAGCACCTTGTCCCACTCTGCCTTGCGCTGGGTGCGTGTGATCTTGGATACACGCAGGGTTTCTTTCAGTTCAAGCACCTCGCCTTTGATGCGTTCGATCTCGGCTGGGTGTAGGTTGCGCTCGGTTAAGCGGTTGTGTATCTCGTTTGCTGAGAGTTTGAGGTATGTTTCATACATGAGATTATTGACTCCAAAAATGAGGGTCGGACAATTGTCCAACACTACAGGGCTGTGACTAAGATGCGTGTAGGTGCGGAAGCCGCACCAATGCTAGTGTAGCAGGAAAAGTGTCCGATGTATCTATCTTGCTGGGGGATTGCTAACGCCAGCTTAAAAACAAAAGTCTTTGAGCAAAGGAAAATGCTCACCCCCTGATACATACATCTATATATATATAATAATATTAAATAGATAGATAGATAGGACAGTTTTTGCGGAACGCTAGCGTGGATGCGGCTTGCGGGGTTACACGCATTTTAGTTCGGGGGTTGTAGTGTTGGACATTTGGCTGGGTCTTGTTTTTTGCCTCAATAATCTTCATTATTGATGGACTTGGGGAGATTTCTCCCCAAAGGGTAGGTCGAGTTGGTGCATCCCGTTACGCCATTGGTCGTAGTCTGCCTGCGTTTCGAACACAAGACCACGCAGATGCAATGCGCCCTTGCGGAACACGTGAACCTGATGCTGTGAGCCGTAGCTGATGGTCTGCATATGGTAGTCACGCCCTCTGATGGTGATGATGCCCACTTCCTTGGTGATGGGCTGTATGAGATTACGCATGATGTTCTCCTTAGTATGTTTCTGTGATGGTGAATTCGCCGTGATCGCCCATAGCGGGCTTGCCTTCGAGGTAGTAGAAGATGCGCTCGTCCTCTGAGTCTTCGATGCCATCCCACTCGCCAAGCGCAAGGGTCATGCCGATGAACGGCTCTTTGGTGTCAGCCCAGTATCCATTGGCTGTGATTGTTTGATATTTCATAGTTAACTCCTTAGTCGTATGATTTGAGGTGAGGGAATTCTTCACGCAAGTCTTTGAGTTGTTGACCCATTGCCTTTGCCCACGCCTTGCGTTTGCGTTGGAAGCACACGAGTTGCACGTCACGAAGACGGATGTAGTAGTTGAATATGTCACGAGTTGGCATGATGGTTTCCTTTCAACGAATGATGATTGACATGGGGCGGTTGTTACGACACGCCTCACGATATGCGTGGAACATGACTTGCTTGATGACGATGAGAGTTTTTTTACTCATGATTTTCTCCTTGAGAGTTATGTGGGCAGGATCGCCCCGTAAGCACAGCACGCTATGCTTACAGAAAGTCCTGTCGGGGAGAAATCTCCCCAAGGTATTAGCAGTTCTTGTATTCCTGAATGAGGGTTGCGCCTTGCCACAATTCGACATGAAGGAATGTCTTTGTGAGTGCGTTGAAGATCGTGTGGGCGCAAGTCTGATTGTCAGAAGATGCGTAGTGATTGGCTGAGCCGTTGCGAACGATGATTTGATATAGCATGATTATTTACCTTTAGGTTTGGATTGGACAAGAAACTAAACAGCGGGCAAGCATCACGCTTGCACCGCCATCAGAAAGCAGGGAGAAATCTCCCCAGATTATTTGAATGAAACAGAATCACGCAACTGAGCAAGCAGAGCATCGAACTGTGCCTTAGTCAAGCCTGCGTCAATAATCTCAGCCACGATGTTGCTCACCAACTGCTTGGGAACTGCGACCACAGGCTTATTGCCACTAGAACTCTCGGTGCGACTGATGTGGAAGCTGAACTTCTTACCGCCAGCATTGACTACCTTCTCCTCGTTGGCGGTGCGTTGCACCCTTGTCTTTTCGCATATGGCTTCAGCTTCCTTCTGTGTGCAGTCTAGGCGACCGATCACATAGTTCAGCACGAAGTCATACCGCCACTCGCTTTGCTTCTCTGCACTCAGCTTCAAGTATTGCTTGTGCCAAGGCAGGCTTGCCTCTAGCGTGATGCGATCACTCGCACCTATGCCTCTGGCGAATTGCTGATACGTCACTACTACTGTCGTTGCTTTAGTCATGGTGTTCTCCTTGAATTGACTAAGTTGTGTGTCAGGGAGAAATCTCCCCGAATCGGCTAGGCGTGTCCCAACCGATGCCTCTATATTACCAAATGGGTACTTTATTCTGCTTTGGGGGCTGTTTCTGAATACAAAGAACCCCACCCACCCCCCACCACCCCTATGTGAGGGCGTGGTAGCTAGCTGCTATAAACACTGTTCCACACCCGCAATCCAAATTTTTAAAAATCCCAAAACTGTTGGCGTAAAAGACAACACCCCACCCCCCAAAAATTATAAAAAAATTCCAAGGTACCATGTCAAACGTTGGACACGGCATAATAAAAAATGCCCCGAACCTTGCGACTCGGGGCAAAGATGGCAACTCAACAACCATCAAGGAGAAGCAATGGCTTGCGCCATCACCGGAAATAAGTGTACACTAACACCAACGAGGCCACAAGTGCGACGCCAGCACAAACCCTACGCAATGCTAGAACATTTAATTAACGGCGAGTTTGAACCCAGCGTGGTCGACATGACTGCGGCTACGCCGTTGCCTTTTGCTGACGCAGAGCCAGCAGACATCATTGACGCACAGGTTAAAACGGCGGAATGGCTTAGAGAGCTAGAACTAGACGACGATGAGGCAGAGTCCAAAGCAGACGCACAGGCGGCAAGAAACTCTTTTGCCTCACTGGTTACAGGGCAGCCACCCCAGAATACGCAGCAAGCACTGGCTAACATAAAGGCGCCTGCTGCAGTGCAGCATTTGGTCGGGATGCTGACAGCGTATGATTGGGCGTTTGTCGAGCAAGCCAAGGAACTCAGGGGTTATGCAGTAGCACAAATTTTAGAAGAAGTCAAGCACCCCGACGCCCGTATACGCCTGAAAGCACTTGACATGCTCGGTAAGGTCACCGAAGTGGCGCTGTTTACTGAACGGATTGAGGTCAAGAAAACCCAGATGACAGACGTAGAGCTTGAGACGCGCATTAAAGAAAAGCTCAACAGGTTCATGGGTGTGATCGACGTTGTGGACGTTGCGGAAGATAAAGATGAAGCCTGAGAACTTCACAACGCTTAGCAAGCTTGAGCTAGAAGCTATGGCCAAGGCGTTGCCGCACATGAGCGTCAAAGAAAAGATGGAGTTGTACGAGGATTTAGAGCTTCGGGAGTCCCGCGCCAGACTACAGGCGGCTAAAACAAACATGCTCGGCTTCGCCCAAGCGGTATATCCGGGCTTTAAAGTTGGCCCGCATCACAAGAAACTAGCAAAAATCTTTACAGATGTGGTTGAAGGCCGTAAGAAGCGCGTGATTATTAACATCGCGCCTCGTATGGGTAAGTCTGAGTTCTCGTCTTACCTGTTTCCTGCGTACTTCCTAGGTAAATACCCTGAGAAGAAGATCATCATGGGCACGCACACTGCGGGTTTATCTGAAGACTTTGGCCGC